GGAGATGTCTCCTGATTCTGCGATTTCACCTGCATTGTTTGTGAAAGTTGTCTCTTCAAGATATACATATGCGTTTTGAGTTGTTGATATTTGGTCAAACAATCCAATAACAGCATTAGGGTCTCTTAAAGCTGTCTCTAATATTCCAGGTGCTCTAAGGCTCTCTGGTGGATAACCTGTGGTATTTAAAGTTGTTTTAAATTCTGCTTGAGAGTCAACACCTTTAACACCATTGCTTAAATATGATTTATAAGCATCAGTGTTTGTGAATTGCTCACCAATTGTTTTGATACCAGCAGATTGTGGTTCAGCAACTGGCAATTCGTTGACAGCATCTGCGTCAACTTCCATTGCTTTTGCATTAGCAGCTTTTGATTCTTCAATCTTAAGCTCATCTAATGATGTTGCTAATTCCTCATTAAGACCTTTGATTTTCTCTTTTTGGTCGTGTGAGTACTTACCATTGTCAGCTGGAGCATCAAAAACAGATTTGAGTTCTTCACGAGATTTAGCGATATTTTCTCTAAGCTCTTCTACTTTACTCACTGTAAATTATCTCCTATTAGATTACTTATACTTCTGTGTCGTCAGCCTCAACATCAATAGCTTCTGCTATTAATCTTTGGCTTTCTATCCACACATCATCTTCCAAGTCATCATTGTCAACTGATTCAGTGTTATCTACTGGAACTTCTTCAGTTTCTCTTGATTCAGCATCAGGTTCCTCTGCTACTTCCTCAACTTCAACTTCTTCAGTATCGACTATATCAGTTGGTTCATCATCTTCAATAATCTCTTCAGCTAGTTCTTCTTCTAAGTCAACATCTAAAACCTCTTCAGCACCAACCTCAGAGATGAATGCATCTAATTCAGTCCATGCATCTATAAGGTCTTCTTGAACAGCTCTTAAGGCTTCAGTTGCCTTGGCTCCTATTTTTCTCCCATCTTTGGCACGCAACATCGCAATGGCGTTAGCTCGTGTCATTAAGTTAGAAAGTGCAGCAAGCACACTTTTAACTTCCTCTGAGAAAGTTTTTGGTTCTTCCTCTGAAACTTCAATGTCAGCAGATTTTTTCATATCTTTTGCACATTTACCTGTTTTCTCGTAATCACAAGCACTATAGCTTTTACTACAACAAGCACAATGTTCTGCATTTGCATCGTGAGATACTACTTCTTCTTTTGGCTCTTCTGCTGGTTTTTCTTCAGCAAAAGATTCTGAACTTAAAGTATCTTTTGTTAATTCTTCTAGCAATGACTTATTAGATTTAATAGCCATAGTGTAGGTTTCTTGATTTGCACCTACAAGAACTGGTGATACTTCATAAACTGATAAATCTTTTAAATATCTAGCATCAACTTCTTTATCATTACTTTTGAATTTTCCTCTTTCGCTATCGTTAACTCTGTAACCAAATGACCATTGTTGTAAGTCACCCATAGCTTTTACTAAGTTGTATGCTTCTTTTCCAGACTCTGTGTCCATAAAAAATGAACCTTCAAATGTAGCTTTATCGCCATCTTGTTTGATTTCACCTTTACCTATTGGCATATCCCATTTATGAGCCCATACCATTGGAACTGAACCTGATTTAAATCCTGATTTGATAGCTTCTGGAACGACAACATCGCCATCGCTATCTAATGTATTGAAGACTGAGAATACAGCAGAAACTTTTCCTTCTTCTTCTGCTTTAAATTCTAAGTCGATATTTTTAATTTCACTCACGAGTGCATCTCCTATATAAACTGTTAACAGATTTATTTAGGTGCATATATTAAAAGATTAACAAAAGTCTTTAAAATGCGTGGTATTTATCTTAAGGTGTGTTTGGGTTCTCTACTTTATTATTTAATTCATCAGCACTTTTTTTTGATGACAGTGGGTGTGATGAAGGTAGCAAGTCTTGGTCATAAGGCTTTCTCTTAAATCGTCCAGTACGCAAAGCGTGTAAGAACCCATTTACTCTAGCAACACCCCATTGGTCTGCAGAAGTAACATTACTTCTAACTGAACTAGGGTTTGTGCTGTAAGCACCTACACCTCTATTAAATACAGAAACTAAAGTTCTTAGATTAGTTCTGTACTTCGGATTTTTAGAATTATGTTCTTCAACTTTATTATTTAAAGTTTTCTTAATCTGCTCCGAAACAGCTTTTGAAGCTATATCATCAGCCATTCTATTTGCTAATTCTGAAGCTTCTTTTCTTCTATCTCTGACCACTTTTTTCTGGTCATTAATAATTTTTTTCATAGCAGGAACACCTATGTTAGAAACACCACCCCACTTAATATTGGCAATAGTGCCATTAAGTCTGTTATTGTTTTGATGTCTACCCATAAAACGTTCTCTTCTACGAACCCAGTTAAGAACTGATTCACTTCTATCACCAGACTTGTATTTAGTCCAATTAGCGAAGGCATCATTTCCTGTAAATGATGTAGGAGGATTACCTCCGTTACCAGCTCTTCTCCAAATCTCAGGCCAATTTTCTTTTAAATCTTTAGCATATCCATATGGAAATTGCTTATATTTTGAATTTGAAAGTGATACTTGTTTATCATCACCTGGACTTGGAAAATTTGTTCTATCTTTTTTAGGTTTTTTAGCTTTTATATTTTCAGCTTCTATTTCAAATTGTGATTCCATAATTGCTTCTGCTTCTTCTATAGATACTTTTAACTCTTCCACCATACCATCGATATAAGACTTTTTAGTTCTTTCAAATGATTCATGCGATGAACAAGGCATATAATAAGTCATATCTTCAATAGTATGTTCATGATATCCTTCACAACCAATTTCTTTAGCTCTTCTTAAAGCAGCTTCAGCAGTTGTAAACATCCACATATTTCTTGATGGTGTAAATGTTACAGCTTGTCTAGTTGTTTCAGGAACAGCGTCACCTGTATTCATTTTTGCATCAAATAATTCTCTTAACATTTTTGCTTCATAACTAGCTTGATTATCACTAGCAGCTCTAAGTTCTTCCATAGGAACAACAGAACCACCATCTGGGTCATTATTTCTAGTATTTTCTTGTTCTGCTGTAGGAGCTTCTGGTTCTGAACCATCAGCAGGAACTTGTAACATATTCATAGGTCTTAAATAAACATTATGTCTTTCATCAACATCTAGTCCTACAACTTTTCTGGCTTCACCAATTGTTATCCAACCACCATTAACACCCATGTTTACTCTTTTATAAAGTTCGTCCATGTCTGTTTGTAAAGCTCTTACATTTTGAATATCATAATCGCACATCATTCCGTTATCACCAAAATCAGGTATTAGTAATTGATGTGTTAATTCATTTGATACTGTTTTCCATAAAGGTACTAATTTTTGTTCTGTAAAAAACTCTCTAAGTTCAGCAGTATTGTTGTAGGTGGCCGCGTCCAATCCAGCCCCGAGGCCTGCCAATATAGCTGGGACTCCTAAAACAGCAGAAACTCTTTCCTCAGGCAATCTTCTTAATTCATTAAGCCTCATTTGGTCTGGAGTAAATGAAACTACTTCAACTGACATAGCACCAGAAAGTACCATTGGTTGACCTCTGTTAGCACCACCAAATTTTTGTTTATAAGATTCTGCTATAGCTTCAGCTTCTTCTCTTGTTGGCCCACCCATTTGGTCATTTCTTGGAGATAGAACTACACCAGGTACTGCTAAATTAGTTAGTAATGCAGTAGCATATTGTCCTGCAGCTTCGTCGCCAACTAATTCTCTTAAAATAGATTTAAGTGGTGCATGACCTCTTCTATGGTCATTTGGGTCTATACCTTGTCTTATATGAATAACATCTTTAGGGTCTAATTTTACAGGTTCACCAGATGTAGCATTTTTTGCTGTAGCATAGTAATTGTAATGAGTGATAAGTTTATTAGTATTACCTCTTACTTCTACTAAGTTTGGCATTAATGGAACTAGCTGAATAACTTTACCGTTTTGATTTCTATTCTTATAAATAAAAGCGTCACCATGTGCATTTAAAGAAATAATTATATAATGAGACAAAAGACTTGATGACATAAATTCATTAGGCCTTCTATATAGTTCACTAACTGGGTGTTTGTAATCTACTTCTCTGTCACCAAATACTTGGTCTCTTTTTACAACTTGCAATGCTGGTTCAGCGAAAGAGGTAGCAAGAACATTCATACATGCGACCACTGCAGAGTTTGCTGTACCATCACCAATTTCTTTTAGTGATTCTGTTTCCCAAAATCCTGCTGTTGAGTTATAACCAAATATTGATGTATCTCTACTTGAATGTAGTGATTGATTGTAACTAGCCATCTTACGAAGTTGTGCTTCGCTAGGTTTATTTAAATAATCTGATACTCTTCTTAAAAAACTTTTATCTTGTGCCATTAATATGCCTGCCAGCTTCTCCTCTGAACTAATGTTTGAACCGCTAAGCCTAATGCGTCTACAATATCATCATGACGACCTACAGGAAATGTCATTAATTCTCTCTCTAACTCTTCTAACCACGATGCATTACGACGAAACAATACATCGCCTCCCTCCATCCTAGCCGATAAAGGCATAGCCTGTGTTATTTTATCTTTGCTAGCATCCATTTCTCTAACCCTCATTCCAACTCTTTGAGCCATTTGAATAAAGTTTTTTGAAAATCCTTGTTTTTCAATACAAACATAATTCCATCTGTACTTATTGTACATTTGCTGTATTGTAGGGACAATATCTGGTCCTTCTATTTTAACTCTAACCATATCCTCTACATATAATTTCATATCAGGTGAAATAGCACACGAAAGTATAACCGTATAATCTGATTCATTTTTAGTAGTTACTGCTAAATCAGCTGAACCAAAATGAACTAATTCTCCTGGATTCCACTGTGTTCCTCCACCTATGTACATTCTTTCTCTTATATCAAAATAAGTCATCCACTCTGGTTTTAATAATCCTTGGCCTGCATCAACAAATTCTGCTAAATATTCTTGAGCAAAAACAATAGAACCTACTTCTTCTTTAGCTGAATCTATTTCTTCGTCATCAATCATTGGGTTGTCGTAAGTAGAAAACCTAAACCTTTCCCAATTTGAACCCTTTTCTGCAGTTTCCCATAAATCAAAAAACCAATTATCCATTCCCATTGGAGTACTAATAAATAATGCAGAACCTTTTCTTTCTGTAAGTGTTGGACGTAATACTTCTTGCCATACATCTGGTTTAATAAATGCAGCTTCGTCCATAACTAAAAAGTCCAAACCTTCACCTCTTAGTCTTTGAGGATTATCAGCAGATTTACAAGATATTGAACCACCATTAGGAAAAATAACTTCCATGTTTGCTAATGAAACTTTTGGTCTTATTTCTTCAGGAAAAGAATAAGCAGCGTTTTCTAGTGCTCTCCAACCAACTCTAGCAATTGCAAATGTAGGTGCTACCCACCAGGCTCTACCACCATTAAGAGCAACTTCCATACACATATGAATACCAAGTCTTGTTTTACCAAATCGTCTACCAGCACATAATATTTTCCATCTACTTTTAGATTGAGCAACAGTTTTTTGATTTTCGTGTAAACCTGGGAGTTCAGGAACATATATAGGCATTACTTCCTTTTTTGGTCTAAGTATGCTTTAACTAACTTACCAAAAGCCATTTTTCTACCAGCAATGTTTTTACCATTGTATATAGAATCATGAGTTTCACAAAACATTGCACAGTTATCTAAATCATATCTAGCTATAGAATCGTATCCTTGATAACCTATAGTTTGTAATAATGTAAGTTTTAAATATTCTGATTGCTTACATTCAGCCCATTCACATCTATATTTAGCTCTTTTCAAAGCCATTCTTCTAACATCACTTAAATTTTTTGGTTTATCTACCATCTAAATTTCCTCTTCTTTGCTTCAGCAAATTGTTTATGAGCTTTAGCACTTAAATTACTTGGGTCTTTTTCCCATTCTACATCTATCGGTGTCTCGAATGATACATTTTTAGATATTAATCTTTTTGTATTAGATTGACATTTAGGACATTTTATTAAAGGGTCTTCTGTTATTTTATGAGTTATTTCAAATTCAAAATTACATTTATGTAATATACATTGATAATCATATCTCGGCATCTCTTCTTAAATATCCTCTCAATAAAGTCTGGTATTCTATATGAGAACCAGCTTGTTGTCTACCATCAAATATATCATGATGTCTCTTACATAATATCGCAACATTCCATAATTCGTTGGATATATTTCTATTTTTTCCACCCATACCTATAGCTTTAATATGGGCCATTTCTAACCATTGTCTTTCAGTACATTCATGCCATTCACATTGATAACCTGCTCTTTTTAATGCTTCATCTCTTAAAGCAGATTTATTTATTTTTCCAGTACCTTCTCTTTTTTTTTGACCCATGCCAGAAATACCAGATTGACGACTGCGTCTTTTTTTATACTCAGCCCAAGTTTCGTTTTCAGCGTCCCACATTTTGAAACCATTCAGTAGGAATGTAATTGTTATGAAGTGATGGTTGCATAAACTTTGCTTTAATCCATTCTTCGTATTTATCTATAGTATCTTTTAACAAGGGGTCGTTATAGTATCTTATTACATTTTCTTTTTCTTTTTGAAGTAAAGCGGCTTGTTCATCTGGACTAATAAAATTCTGATAAAACGCTCTTGTTCCTGCACCATTATTTGCATGATTTATAATTTCAGTAAGATACAAATGACCAATAATAGGTTCTTCAGTATTAGGGAAAACAAGTTCCCAACCTTGATTTAATAATTTCCAAGTTTTTAATATATCTTCTTCCATTATTACAACCTCAGTGTCTTCACCTCTTAAAAACATTCTGTCACTAAAAGCAAAATTATATGCAAATTTAGGACAAGGCAAAAATTTAGGCATGCCTTCTTTCATATTTTTTACCATCCATGGTAAAGATGCTTCCCATACAGGTCTATCTAAAAATGGATATAAATCTAAATTCCAGTCTTCTTCCCAACCCATGTAAGGAAAAAGGTGATTTGATAAAAATTTTCTTTCACCATCTATGTATTTATACCTTGCACCATAAGCAGTTAAAATAGTTTTATCATTTTGAGTTTCTTCTTTAGATTCTCGAAGTAGTTGTTTTAATTTAAAATCCCAATTGTCTGTAAACAAAGTATGTGAATCAATACTTAAAATAAATCTTTCTCCACCATACATAGTAGATACAGCTTTCCTTGCATGTCCAGTACCAATTTTTTCTAATCTATTATCTTTGGTTATTAAATCTGCGAAGCCTCTTATCTTTCTCCCATATCGACCTTGTAAAGTTTTAAAAGCTTGAATGTCTTCTTCATTTGAAGTTAAGTATCTTATACCAAATACAAGTTGTTCAGGTTTTTGTGCTTTTAATAAAGCATTCAGAATTGTCGGTTCTAATTCTGTGTCATGCATCGTAGGCATAGCTATAAAAATCATAATTAATTATATCATTAATTAGTTTTAGATACAGCTCTTCCTTAGAAGAGCCGATGATGGGAGGAGGTCGGTGTGGATGCCGACAATCTCACATTAGCTCTTTATTTTAAAACCTGTGGTATTTCGTAAACTAGGGTAGCTTGCTAATACAATAAGAGAAATCATTTCTATCTGTTCTTTATAATTTAAATCTGCATGAATTTTAAAAGTATCAACAATTTGTTTTTGCTTTATCATCTCAACAGTAATTTTTCCATTTTTTTCTGTTTCAGGTTTTGTTTTAAATCTTATTCCGCCGAGTATGATATCCATAGATTATTAATCTATCACAAAAAAAATTTTTAACATGGATTTAACATTAAATACATACATTATCTAAGTTTGTGATAATATTCACAAGATGATAGACATAAAAGATTATATGACAATGATGGCAGTTGGATTAACTGACAGAAAAACATTGGAAGAAGCTCGCTGGGGAAAAGTAAAAAAGACAGCAACAAAAGCCTTTGACAGACTTTTTATTGATTATACGCTAACTGAGGACGATTTACCTTAAAATATTAGGTTGTCGTCATCATCGTCGTCAACTATAGGTTGCATTTTACGTTCTTTACGTATTGCTCTGCGTTCTCGTTCAGACTTACCACCCCATATTCCAAAACGCTCTCCTCGTTCTAGAGCTTGTTCTAGGCATGGTTCCTTTACTGGACATTTATTACATATCTCTTTTGCTTTTTTAGTAGAACTGCCTCGTTCTGGAAACCATTCGTCTGCGTTCAAATCAGGATTCAATACTGTATTACAAGCTGCGTCTGAGTACCACTTAGGTATACCCAATACATCAGCTAATAAGCTTACCTTATCCATACAAGAACTCTAATTAATTTATTAAACATTAAAAGATTTATTAAGGGAAACTAATGC